ATGAATCGCACGCTTACCGACGCCTTTCCGCGCGAGCAACAGGCGTCGCTGCTCGGCTTCTTGCGCGATGGTCCCATCGGCCCTCCGGGCCTGGCCATCGCGGCGGCCGGCAGCTCGGCGGCCAAGGCCTCGGCTTTTGACTACCGCGTCAACGGTAAAATCTACGCCAAGGCGGCCCAGGCCACCATTTCCCTGGTTACCCTCGGCGTGGTGGCCGCCGGAAAATCCTCGGCCGTCTTCCTGGCCATTGACGCCGCCGGCAACGTCACCATGTCGCCCGTGGCTCCCGACGAGGCCGGCGATATCGTCGTGCCCGATCCCGGCGAGGGGGCCTGCCTGTTCGGCGCGGTCAAGGTGGCCAACGGAGCGGCCACGGCCTTTACGGGCGGCACCACGGCCCTGGACGCGGCCAGCGTCACGGCGACCTACTACAACCTGTCCGGCGTGATCCCCGGCGAGAGCCTGTAGGGAGCAGCCATGGAACGTACGCTCAACGATATCCTGTCCAGCGTCCATGATCCCGGCACGAAGCTCGCCCTGCAAAAGGTGTTTCGGCTGGTCATCGACGCGATCGAGAACCATGCGCACAAATGCGGCGGCGACGGCGTGGTGTCTTCGATGGCCTGTACGGACCCGCCGGGCCATACCGCCACGACGCCGCTGGTCCTGCCCAAATAAGGAGCGGTTGCTATGCCCAAAAAGGAATCGCCCGTGGCGACGGGCCACCGGATCGTGATCGCCAGCGAGAAGACGAAGGAGGGCCGTCGGGCCGTCGTCGGGTGCCATGCCGGCGTCAACTTCCAGATCCCCCGCGACACGGAATGCACCGTGTCCGAGGCGGTGCTGGAGATCCTGCGCAACGCGCAGGTGCCCGACGTCGAGGTGCTGGAAGACGGCGGCGTGGACATGCGCATGGTCCAGCGCTTCCCGATCACCTACCTCGGCCCGGTGTACGAGGAGCCGGCCGGCGCGGAGAACGAGGAAAACCAGGAGCCGGCCGGTGCGCCTGCCTGATCTTCGCGAAGCCGCGCGCCTGGTGTTCGTCGATGCGCGCATCGGCGACGATGAACTCAACCTCTACGCCAACGAGGCGCTTCTGACGGCGGCCACCCAGGTCTTTCTGCCCGACATGGAGGCCGCCGCCTCCGTCGTTGTCCCGGCCGGAACGGATTCCGTCCCCTTGCCCGGGGACTTCCATCGGGAGCTGTTTTCGTGCCGCAACGGCGAGGGCGGCCGCGTGGCCGTGCTCAAACAGCCCAGGGACATGGAGCGGCGGGAGCACGGATGTCCGACGCCGGGCCTTGTTCAGGCCGTGGCCGCCGTCGGGACGCGCCTGCTCCGGGTCTGGCCGAAACCGGAAACCGAGGAGACGCTTGTCCTTGGCTACTACCGTCGGCCCCATGTGCTTGAACAACAGGTCGGGTCCGTGGCTTTCGATGCCGCGGCCAAAGCCTTCACGGCGACGGCTCCTATCTTCGGGCGGTTTCGGTACGGCGACGTTCTGACCATCAAGGGCAGCGCGCGAAACGACAAGGTGTTCACCGTCGTTTCGGCCACTTCGGATGTCTGTGTAGTGGCTGAAAACGTGGCCGATGAACCGGCCGTTGAAGTCGATGTGCTGGCGCTCGATGTCGAGGCCGTGCCCGAGGAACTCCATCGCAACGTGTTGGTGAACGGCATCCTGGCCAGGGCTTACGAGACCAAGGAGGACGCCCTGGAAGGCAAGCGCAATACGGACCGCTTCATGGCGCTGACCGAAAAGGCGTTCAAAGAACTCAAGATGGCCATCAACGCCACGGGCTATCGGGCGCGCACGGCGGATTGCGGCGAGATCCGCCGGAGGTCCCTATGCTGACCGCCGATTTCCGCGTCTGTCGGGGGCTCAACACCCAGGCCGCGCCCGAAGGGCTCGCCTGGGACGGACGCTCCGGGGCGTATGAGACGGCCATGCTCCTGGACGTGGACGTGCTGGATGGCGGCCGCCGGGTGCGTCGCCGGCCCGGCCGGGTACGCGTGGACCCCAGGCGCTGGCGTGACACGTTCACCGCTCCTGACCGCGCGGTCTACGCCGTGGTGGATGACGTGTTGTGCCGCCTTTTGTCCGGTCCGACGCCATTTCCGCTCTTGCCTTTGGAGACGCCCGGCCGGGTGGTCTACGCGGCGCTCGATGACTTGGTGTTCTGGAGCAACGGGCTTGAAAAGGGGCTCATCCAGCACGGCGAACCCGTCGCCTGGGGCGGAAAGACCTGGCCCGTGGCCAGCGAGGCGGATCGGTTCGTGTCGCCGCCGGCCGGGACCGTGCTCGGGGCCCATGCCGGCCGGATCTGGATCGGGGACGGCTGCATGCTCTGCTTCACCGAGGGAGCGGGCGGGTTCCATTTCTGGCAGATGGCGACCGGCTATTTCGAGATGCCCGGCGAGATCACCATGATCCGTGGGGCCGACGACGGGCTCTACGTCGGCACCACGGCCGGCGTCTACGTCCTGGCCGGCATGGACCCGGGCCAGATGCAGCCCCGCCGGGTGTCCATCGACGCGGCCATTCCCGGCTCCGACGTCTCGGTCAGAGCAGACGATTGGGGCAGGTTCGATCCGCAAAACGCCGCCATGTGGACTTCGCCCCGTGGCGTCTGCCTCGGCCTGCAGCAAGGCATTCTCGTACAAATCACCAAAAACAGGGTGGCGTTCGATGCCCCGGCATCCATGGCGGCGGCCATCGCCCTGCCGCGCCGGTACGTCGCCATCCTGCATCCCTAGGAGGCCACCATGGCGCTTCGCCTTTCCACCGGGCTGCGCAACCTCTTGCTCGGCACCAGCAGTTTAAAAACCATCCTCCAAAACGGCGTGATCCGGATTTTCCCCGGCGTGCAGCCGTCCAGCGCCGATGACGCCGAGGGGGCCACCCACCTGATCGAGATCACCGTCTCCTCGGGCGCGTTCACGCCTGGTTCGGCCGCCAACGGCTTGAACTTCGCCGCGCCGTCCAACGGCCAAGCGGCCAAATCCGCCTCGGAAGTCTGGTCCGGAGTGGCCTCGGCCACGGGCACAGCCGGCTGGTTCCGGTTCTACGCCAACGACCGCACCACCGGGGCCGACACGACGCACGCCCGTTTCGACGGATCGGTCTCCACCTCGGGTGCCCAGATCAACATGTCGAGCACGGCCCTCACCGCCGGGGCCACCACCACTATCGACAGTTTCGTCGTGACCATGCCGGCGTCATAGCCCTCTCAATCCGTCCTTTATGAGCAGGCCAATTCCATGAGCGAGTCAAAGAACAGACCGCCAGAGCAAATAAACTGGCGACTGGAAGGCGACAAGGATCGCGCTGACTCTTTGCGAGGGATTGGCCTGCAACTTAAGGGACAGATGCAAAGAGAGAATACGTTCGACTATTCCGTATTTTCGAGACGGTACACTGGCAAAGACGGGACAACGTGTACTATCGTTCGCAACTGCGGGCCAACAACTGACGTATATACAATAACGATTTATTGCCCGCCACAAAAACAAGGAAATCAAAACGCCCAATCGAATATCCCGTCATTGCAACCTGGTCAGTTTTATTATGTGCCTGGATGCGTGGCAAGGTATGGGTTCATTAACGAACTGTACAATGAAATCCCCTTGAAGAGAGGTAGCGCCGGAGAAGGCGTCGATACCAGCAACACAGGAATGGGCGTTGTCTTCATTCCTCTAAAAGATTCTGGATTGCCTGGGACTGGTGTTACGCCAGATGGGTCCATTTCCAGGGACTACCGTGTCATCGACTTCGTTGGCAGTGATCCAGACGATCCTTATACGGCACCTTTTCTGGAATTGTCGTCTTGGCACATTCCGAACGAAGGGCCGTTCTCCATCTCTTGTGTTTTCAGACTCAACGAAGACGTCATATGCGATTACTCGCAGACGACAAAGACTGGTGAATTGGACAACGGATTTGCTGTCTATAACGAAATCAAAGCACGCCTGCTTTTTTCCGACGATGGCGCGACTTGGTACACGCATTGTCCCGGGGGGACTGCGCCACTCATCGGATATAAAATCCCTGAAAAATTCTACGACCATTGGGTTACTATTACTTACCCATGGCCTACTTACAATAACAACTTTGTTCAGAACGGCGACAAGGCAATAGGCTATCGCGAAATCGCCACCATTTGTTCTGGAGAACCCTTGCTTGTATCTCCATATAGCCAGGATTCTCCGTATTGGGACAAGGTTTATACAGGAGGCCTTGAGACTCTTTCAGGAAAGTTTCTTTCGGGGTGGGCAGAGAATACAGACATTCAGAATACCGCGCCATACAAGTCATTTTGCACGTTCCGTGTCGAAGGTGCTCATGGAAAGGATGCCGGCACTCGGGCTGTCGCTTCATTGAGCGATGGAACTAGGCGCTATGCAACCGTTGAATCCCTTTACTATGAATATGAAAATGATGAGATTGTCGCCACTGTTTTTACTTTGAAAGACTACCAGTACAAACTTTACATGACCGAAGCCCAGGCCGCCATTACGTTTGGGTCTCAACCATTCCCTGTGAGTCGCCCCGAAGGTTTCATGATCGGGATGAACATCATGGGGATGGTCTTCTTCAATGCCGGTGGAACCCGTCTTGTTGCTGGAAAGGTTTGCAACTTTCAAGATGAGTGCAAGAATCCTCCCATTGTCTCTGACATTCTGGACCTAGGTGAATGGTACCATGCTGTTATGAGCTATGACGAGAAAGGTAAAACGGGATTGTATTTGACGAAACTTGGACAGAATGAAGTAGCGCCTCTTGAGGCGGCCCAATCTACTTCAAAATTCCAGAACGTTGACGGTTTCGGCGGGGCCGTTGGATTGAATGTCGCTTCCGATAACTGGTCATTGGGACCAAGGGCGGATAGCCCGGCAACCGAACGCACGGCAGAGTGGGAATTTTCTTCCAAGATGAGCATTGGCCTCATGCGATTTTATCACCACGCCCTGAAAAAAGAAGAAGCCGTTTTGCTTAAGCGTGAAGTCTTTGATGGAATCTTCGTTGCTGATGACAATGAGGCAGCGCAACTTGTTGGATCTGGCTTTCAGCCCGTGACGGTGTAGCATGGAATTGCTCAAGACTTATTACGATGACAATGGCAAGATCATTCTTTCGCCGCAAGACATGTCGGCGAGAGAATTCTATAGAGACTATATCGCTGTACATAGATTTAACGAAATGTTTGTTGGTTGCCCCCAGACTGTGAACCTTGAAAGAGTCATCACCGCAAACGGTTTTAAAGAGCGTTGGGGGAATACGCCTGGTGCTTTGCGAATAGGCTCTTCCAGTGATTACGACGTTATGATGTCTGACGGTCCATTTGGGACAAAAGTTTGCCAGCTTGTTGGAAGTTTTGTCGATGGAGGCGATATCTTTTCGAATAATTATCGAGAAACATACAATGCTGTTGGAAAAGAAATAAGGCTGAAAGGAAGAATAAAGTCTCCTACAAAACCATGGCGAATCGATCAATATGATGAGAACGGTTATTATTTAAGTTCAACATATAATCCAGAAGAAGAATTTGGGATGTATTTATTTTCCTACGACTCCCAATCAAACCCATATGGGTGTATGGCCTACCTTTGGGTGTCAAACAGAGGTGGAGTCCGTGCCATAATACAAAATAGTGCCTCATCTGGAAACTCTTGTGATTTAAGCTATGGAGGATTTGTTTTTGACATAGCCATCGAAGCCTTGGATGGTTTGTGGCATGCCTGGGAATTACGTTTAAACCTAAGTACAAAGTTAATGTCTATTGTCCTTGATGGAACTACCGTCGCGAGTAGTGTTTACAACGAATCGAGCTTTTATAATTCAGATAGCTGGAATGGGACAAATCCATGGGACCCCAATGATAACTATATGGGAACATACTGGACAATGACAGGAGACAAGAAAACGATTTCTGAAATAGCGTTCGATTCTTACGAACTTGAGATAATATAATGCAATTTAATTACCCGCAAAGCATGTCTTGTCGGTTCGATGGCTTTCCCCAGCAAATAGAAATTCGTTGTGGGGATAGAGTGGCAGAGTTGTCACCACTTTTTTCTTTTGGAAGCAAGGTAATCTTAAGCCAAACACCCAGCAGCGGGCAAGAACTTGGGTGGATGCCGGACCAAGATGACTCTGATAGCTATTATGATGTTTCAATTGATTATAATAGCGCGACTGGCCAGTATACATACGTTAAAGTTTATAAGGGTGTAAACGATGTAAGAAAGATTTATACAGATACGGGGAATGATTGGACGTACGGGTTAAAAGTTTCATTCTTGGGTCGCGGTACATTTTTCACAAAAAGCAATACCGATCAGTTCTATTCGTTTTGTGTTTACAAGGCTATCAGGGTTGAATCAAGTAGTGGGAGTGTTGTTGAATTTGGAGACAATTTCACATGCGCAACTCAAGTGCCTATTTCTGTAGATTTAGCTTCAATGTACACTGTCCCATCTCCAACATATAACTACTCCGACCCCATCCCAGGTAGTTTTGAACAGAATGGAGATATTTATATAGGTGGTGTAAAATTTACGATTTCGAACGGATCGACCATTGTTGTTCATTCTTCTGGTGGAGACATGAAGATTTCCTACATTAACGGTGGATTCATCATATACTAATATGGCCACTATTTTTAACTACATGGCCACAATGGAAGCCGTCGCCGTGGATAATCCCACAGGCAACGGTTTTTGTGCGCTCCCGCAACCGATTGGTTCGGGGACGGCAACCTGTGGCGTGGTGGCCGCGATGGCACTGCCCATGCCGTCCTTGGAGGCGTCGGCGGATTGGGAACCCCTGGGCCAAGTTGTGCTCCCGGCACTGGATTCCACGGGTACCACCGCTGGCTATCATCCGGCCTGGGGAGCGATCCTCTTTCCAGCGATGACGGCAGACGCCCAAGCCCATGCGGTGATCGAATCCAAAGCACTCCTGCCAACGTTGTTCGCGGTGGGCCATACCGGGGCGGCCGGCGAGATGGACGTGCTGGTGGACGCCAATGCCATGGCCGGCGCGCAGGGGATGTGTTCCTTTTCGCTTGATGCCCTCGGGGCGGATATTGGTCTGCATCGCCATGGAGCCGGGACCGCGACCATGCCCTTGGCCGCCGCATCGGGCCTTTCCTGCGGCCTGGACAAGCCCATCGACACCGGGGCAACGAGTGCCGCCGTCGTTGCCCTGCTCCAACAGGGCAACATGACCCTGGCCGATGCTGCCGCATCCATCTGCGCCTACGACGACACCGACGATGACCGGGCCATGTCGGTGACCTATTTCGTTTCCCACCTCATGGCCTACGTTCAGGACAGCGCGTCCGGCATCGGGGACCGCTGGACCTGCGCCCTGGCCACGTGGCTGCGAAAATACGGCGACTGCGAGGACGGCGCGATCCTGATCCACGCGCTCCTGCTCGCGGCCGGCGTGAACCCGGGCCGCCTCCGCACAGCCTTCGGTTTGGCCATGACCACGGACTTGGTCGCCTCCGGCCACGCTTGGGTCATGTATCGTCGCCTGACCGACGAAGAATGGATTCCCCTCGAGTGGACGTTCCAGCCGTCGCCCTATGATCGTGAGGCTTGGCAAATCAACCGCCAGGTGGACATGGCGGCCAGCTACACCAAGATTTCCTACATCCTGACCCACGAAGCCTTCTACGCGGTCAACGACGCCAACTACATCCCCAAGCTGGCCGCGATTCGCTCCATGGCCACGGCTTCGTTCCCCTTGCCGACAGTCGCCGCAACGACAGGCCTGTCCGCGACTGCCGCCCTGAAGCTTTTCCAAGGAACATTGGCCACCACGTTGTTCGTCGCTGGCCAAGCCGGGGCACGGGCCTCTCTGCTCGTTGGCTTGCCATCTGTTGACGGCGAGGCTTCGCAGGTGGCCACCAGCCGGGGGGCGTGCGTGGCCCCGGCCCTGGCGGCGACAGGCGCGGCCGGGGCGCAGGGTGTGGCAAATCTGCCACAACTGCTTGCCACCGGCCAGTGTGGCCTGTCCGGCCGGGCGGATGTGGCCCTGCCCATACTGGCCCTGGCCGCGACCGGGACCGCCGCCGCCCTGGTCGCGGCCGAACTTCTCCTGCCGCGCCCGACCGTGGCGGCCGTGGCCGGTGTCGGGGCTGTTTCGTCCGGCGAAACTCCCATGCCGGCCCTGCGTATGACCGGCCGGGCCGCGCAGGGCCCGGTGGGCCGTGCGGCGGTCACGTTGCCACGGGTTGCGCTTTGCGGCCTGGCCATGCCGGTGTCGGTCGGCGTTGGCGATTGCGAGCTTCCCGTGCCGGTTGTGCGCGCCCATGGCGGCAAGACCGTGTCTTGGGCCGAACCCATGACCTACAATCCCGAGAGGTGGACATGAGCGCCAACACCCTGGGCATCTCCCTGCCGGCCGATTCGCTGGCTTTGTCGCAGTACAGGAACCTCCCTTTCACGAGTTTTTTCCAGATGGACGGCAAGACCTACGGGTGCGCTCTGGATGGGCTGTATCTGATCGGTGGCGACGATGATGCCGGCGAGACCATCCGGCCTGTGATCGAGGGGCCGAAGACCGATGCGGGTTCCGATGCCTACAAGCGGTTGCGCGGCGCGTTCGTGGCCGGCCGGGGCGTCGAAGGGCTGACGTTCTCCACGCGCCAAGGGGAAGGCGATTGGCGCGAGGCCCTGGCGGTCGGCGGCGGGCGTTTCGCCGTGGGTCGCGACAGCGCCGGTCGCGACATGCAGTGGCGCATCGAGGGCGACGGGTCGGACTTCGAGATCTCGTCCGTGACGCTAGACGTCCTCAACCTTGGCCGGGCCAGGAGGTAATCCATGGGAACGGCCGCCACGACCATCACGCAGATTCAGACCGCTTCCCGGGACTACGGCACCCAAATCACGTCGGAGCTGTATAGCGTCTTGGGACAGCTCGCCTCGGGCGCTGTGATCGACGCGCCCAACGTCTCGTTTCCTTCGGAACCGGGCGGCCCGTCCTTGACCGGCATGCCTTCCGCGCCGGCTGTGCCGGGCCTGGAGTTTCGAGCGCCCTCGGCACCGGTCGCGCCGACGCTGGCGGCTACCGATGTCGCCGATGTGGAAGTGCCGCAGTTCGCCATTGCCGCGCCGTCGCTGGTTTTCCCGACCTTTGACGACATCGTGTTTCCGGCCGCACCTGGCGATGCGCCGCTGATCGAGGATGTGGCCATGCCGGCCGATCCGGACGTGGTGCTGCCCGATGTGCCGACGCTTTCCGACGTGGACATTCCGGCCATGCCGGATCTCATTGTGCCGCAATTCGAGGGCGTGCGGCCCGTGCTGCCGGCCATGGACACTCCGGGCCAGGTTTTCTTTTACCAGGAAGGGGAATTTTCGAGCCCCTTGTGGGAGGCCCTGCGCGACCAGCTGGCAGACGATCTGCGAAACGGTGGAGATGTCGGGACCATCGCGGGCATGGCCAACCTCAATGCCCAGGCCGTCGCGGCCATCGTCGAAGACCGTGAGCGCAAGAAGGAAGAGGTGCGCGACACGTTCGCGGCCATGGGGCATGCCAAGCTGCATGGCCCGGCCCTGGCGGCGATACAGCGCATCGAACGCGATGCGGACCGGGATATCCAGAATCTCCAATGGCAGCTCACGAGCAGGCGGGCCGAACTGACGGTCCAGAACCGCCAGTTCACGGTCCAGCAAGCGCTGGCCGCCGTGACCGGCGTCTGCCTGGAGGTCTGGAACCAGAGCAACGGCCGCGCCCTGGAAGCGGCCAAGGCGACCGTGGCGGCGGCCTACCAAGATGTGGATGCCCGGGTCAGCCTGTTTAACTGCACGGTTTCCGCCTACCAGGTCGAGGCCGCCGTGATGGAGGCCCGCATCCGCGCGGCCCTGGCCGGGCTCGAAAAGGCCAAGCTGGAACTGGAGGCCGCCAAGGTGCGGGGCGAACTGAACCAGCAGCGCGTCCAGACCTATGTGGCCCAGATCCAGGCCGTGGCCCAAATCGTCGAGGTGTTCAAGGCCCGCTTGCAGGGCGCGGCCACAAAAGCCGAAGTCCAAAAAGCCAAGCTTCAGGCCTACGAATCGAGCGTCCAGGCCTACGCTTCCAGGGTCAATGCGACCACCGCGCAGTACAACGCCAAGGTTTCCCAGATTACGGGAGAAAAGGCCAAAGCCGAGGTCTACGAAAGCCAGGTGCGCGGCTACCAGGCCCGGGTGGACGCGGCCAAGACCCAGGCCGAGATCGGCAGCGTGCGGGCGGGCATCGTGGCCGAGGCCAACAAATCCGCCGTCGCCCTCTACCAGGCCGACACCGATGCCTACCGGGCCAACTGGCAGGGCATTCTCGGACAGATCGACGCGGCCGTGAAGAATACCGCCAATCTCGTCCAGGTCTACGACGCCCAGGTACGCGGTACGACCAGCGACAACGATATAAAATTGCGCCGTTTCCTGGCCGACTTGCAGGCCTGGACGTCCCGGTTGCAGGCCAGTGTCCAGGCGGCCGATTTGTCCTTGCGCTGGGGGGAAAGCAAGGCCCGCCTCAATGAGGCGGCGCAGCAGGCCACGGCGCAGGTGCTCGGCCAACTCGCCGCTTCGGCCATGGGCCAGATCCACGGCAGCGCTGCGCTGTCCGATTCCTCGTCGGATTCCACCAGCGTCAGCGAACAGCATTCCGTCTCCGAGAGCACGAGCAAAAGCGAAAGCAAATCGAGCGGATACAGCGAGAATTACAACTACAATCAGTCGTTGAGCGCATAGGGAGGGGGTATGGCCTGGGATCAATCGCAGTTCGACGCGGCTTTGAAGCGTAAATACGAGATTCAGGGACAGCAAGCCAATGCGGACACTACCAGGGCCAATGCTGCTGCGCAGGACGTCGCCCAGCGGCCGGCCCTGCAGGCGGCGGCGGACGCGGCGGCCGAGGAACGGGCGCGCCTGGCGTCCCAAACGCAGCTGGCGGCCGAGCAGACCCGTGGCGGCTTTGGCCTCCAGGAGCGGACCCTGGCCAACCAAGGCGCGGCCAATGTGGCCAATATCCAGGGCGGGTACGGCCTGCGGGAAGCCGAAACCCGTGGGCAATACGGGGTCCAGGAGGCGCAGGTGCGCGGCCAGTACGGCCTGGAGGCCGCGAAGCAGCCCGAGTATGGCACGGTGGAAAACCCCTTGTTCGGACAGCCAGGCCAAAAACCCTACTTTTTGTCTCCGCGTAACCAATCGGCGGTGGAGGCATTGAAGCCAGCCGTGCCAGGCGGGGTGGGGCCGGCGGGGGGTGGCGGGGCGAATAACGCTCCGGGGTCCAGCGGTTCTGTGGTGAACGCGGTGGGCGGCGGCTACGGACTGAATGAACGCCCGGGGACCAGCGCGGGGTCGGGAACTGGTGCGGTCAATGCCTTTCAGCCGGGACCGGTAAATGTGGGAAAGGCCGAGATGGCCGATTACACGTTCAATGGGGACACGCAACGCAGGCAGCCGCGTGGCGTGTCCGGTTCCTGGTAGCGCGGAGGGCACATGGCCATCGACCTTGCCAAGTACCGGGACGAGAATTCGGACTATTACGGGGGTTCCACGCTGGCCGACGTGGCGGCCGACCTGCACGAACGGAGCGGCGCGGCCGCCACCGGGGAGACGCTGGATCAGTTCAATAAGCGGTACGGCTTCGATGGCCAGATTGTCGAGGAGTCCAAACCCCAGGGAGGGGGCGGGTTCGGCTTACAGGAGAGCAGGCCCACGGTGGGCGACTATGCCCGGTCGGTCGGCGTCGGCCTGGATCAGTTCGGCCAGGTGCTCGGGCGGGGCATGCAGTGGGCCGGCCTCGAACGGGCCGGCAAGGCCGTGGAGGACATTTACAAGGAGCGCGAGGCGGCCACGCGCGGCGAACAATCCGAGGCCTACAAGGCCGAGCTGGCCAAACCCTTCACGGAGAAGCGGACGGACGGCAGCGGCCTGTTCGGCTACGGCCTGGGCCCTGGTGCGACGTCGCCCGCCAAGATCGTCGGCTCCATCATCGAAAGCGCCCCGGCCATGGCCGCCGCCGGCGGTCCATCCGTGGCCATGACCAAGGGCCTGGTCGGGCTGGGCCTGAATGCCGGCGTGGCCGGCATCGTGGGTTCGGGATTCGGCGAGGGCGCGATAGGCGGCCTGTACGCGGCCAAGGAAGGCGAGGACCAGATACTGGAAGCGCCTGACGACGTGCTGCGCCAGCATCCCGATTACCAGCAAGCCCTGGCCGAACTGCCGGCCGACATGCCCGAAGGGGCGCGCCACGCGGCGGCCAAGGCGTCGGTGGCCCGGAGCGAGGCTCTGCGTAGCGGCCTGCTTGTCGGCGGCACGACGGCCCTGCTCGGCGCGCCTTCCGGCCATTTCCTGGGCAAGTCCGTGGGCGGGGAGACCGGCAAGACGCTGCTGCGCACCATCGGCAAGCAGGGCGCGTTGGAGGCCGTCCAGGAGGCCAGCCAGAACGCGGTGGAGAAGGTCATCCACAACCTGGCCGCCCAAAAGTACATCAACCCCGACCAGGATCTGTTCGAGGGAGTTGTCGAAGAGGCCGCCAGCGGCGCGATCACAGGCGGCGCGATGGGCCTTGGCATGGGCGGCAGCGCCCATAACGCCGAAGCCCTCAAGTTTCGCAGAGAATTTCAGACGGAAACGGGCAAGGCCCTGAAAAGCGGGGCCGTGGGTCAGCTCGCGGACGCGGATCTGGACCGGGCCTATCAGGTGGCGGATGGACTGTACCGCGAGGAGCCGGAGGATGGCCTGCGGGAGGTCCTGCTTGGCCTCAACGCCGAACAGCGCCGCCGCCAAAACGAGGCGCGCGGTTTCCCTCTCAATGAGGTGCTGGCCGATGAAGAAGCGGCCCGGGCCGCAGCGGAGCAAACGGCCGAGGCGGATGCCGCGCCCGAGCCGGCGAGGCCGCCGGCCGGCCCGGACCGGGCGGCCGAACTGGCGAAGTTGTCGAAACGCCAACTCAACGACCTGGCCAGCGGGCTCGGTATCGGTACGCCCGGCCGGATCAAGCGCGACGCCCTGGTGGCGTCCGTGCTCCAGGCCGAGGAAGCGGCCCGGAAATGGAACGAACCGGATGCCGTGGAAGCCCGCTACCTGGAGGCCCACGCCGCGCCGTTCCCGGCCAGCCAGGATGATTTTCTCGGCCAGGCCGCGCCCACGCCGGTTGGCGCGGCCGAGGCCGTAGCGGAAACGGCCGTCCAAGAACCCCTTCTGCAGGATGGGTTTTCCGAGGGGGCCGCCCCTCCGGATAGGGCGGCCGAACTGACCGATCTGTCCCATTCCGAGCTGCGCCGCATGGCCGCCTCGCTCGGCATCGAAAAGCCGGGGCGCATGCGCCGCGACGCCCTGGTGCCGGCCATCGTGGCGGCCGAGGAGCGGGCCCGTCAATTTTATGAGCCCGAGAATATCGAGGCCCGGTACCAGGAAGAGCACGCCGCGCCATTCCCCGGCCAGCTGGACGGCTTTTTGGACGGGGCCGCGCCCACGGGCCGCCGGGCGCGCTCGCGCAAGGTCGGTCCGGCCGCCACGGAGACGGTTCAAGCGTCCCAGGCCGCGCCCGGAGCGGCGACGCCCGAACAGGCTTCCACGGCGTCCCCCACGGGCGAGATCCCGCTGGTCGAAGCCGGTGCGGAACCGGCCGCGCCCGAGGCGCAGGCCCCTTCCTCTGTCCCCCCGTCCCGGCCGGCCCTGGTGGAGCAGACGCCGGAAGGCGCGCTGCCGACCGGCGAGGTGCCGCTGGTGGAGGCCGGGCAAGAGATCGAAGCAGGAAACGGACAGCCGGAAAGCGCCCCCAACGTCGAAGCGCCTGGAAATGAAGCGGCCCATTCCCTCAACGAAACGCCCCCGGCGCGGCCGGCCGAGGACTTGGCGGCCAAATCCAAGCGGGAGCTGAACGCGCTGGCCGTCGCCCTCGGCGTGGAGCGTCCCGGCGGCATCCGGCGCGAAGATCTGGTAGGCCGCATCGAACAGGCCCGGCAGGAGCCGGCGGCCCAGGGGCAACCGGAAGCCCCGATCGGACAGACGCCGGCAGCGGCGCGGCCGCAGACGGAACAGGCGCGGCCGTGGATGCGGGAGGCCGGCGAAAAAGCCACGGTGGGGGCGTTGCTGCGCGCCGATGACCACATGGTGGCGCGCAAGTCTGTCGAAGGCCAGGTGGTCCATTTCGAGATCCCGGGGCTTGAGGATGTGGGTTTCGTGGCCCACCCCGACCTGAACGGCGGCCAGGGCTGGACCGTCACGGAAACACAGTCCGGAACCGCCGCCGTGATGGGAGCCGCGACCAAACAGGAGGCCCTGAAGGCGGTCCATGACCGCCTGGCCGGATTCGATGTCCAGACGTTTCGCGCCAACCGGGACGATTTGGTTGCCCGTTTAGGAAGCGCCGAGCAGACGACGCCTGCACAGCCGGCCACCAAACCCCAGGAACAGACGATGCAGCCGGCCCCGGGAGCGTCCGCGCCCAGCCAGGAAGGCCCGCGCTACGCCATGTCGCTTCGGGAGACGACGCACGCCAAGCGGGGCCATCCCCTCTATGTCGTGACCCTGGACGAACGGACGTCGAGCGAGGCCTACCAGGGTCTCAAAAAAGAATTTACCAAGCTTGGCGGCTACTGGTCGCGCTACAAGGGCCGGGGTGCGATTGTAGGCATCCAGTTCACGGACAAGGCCAAGGCCGAGGCGTTCCTGGATCGGTTCGGCAAAAAGAGGGCGGTCCAAGAGGCCGCCACGGAACGTGCTCTCGCGCCGGCCGAGGAGCCCCGCCCGTCGTCCTCCCCGGAACAGCCCACCGCGAAGCCCCTTGGCGTCAACAGCGAAGGCAACCAGGTCTTCGAGGACGAACGCGGCAACCGTTCCGTGCGCGAGGGTGAGGTCCACATCAAGGCCCCGGTTCCGGTCCGGCCGACCCGGGCCGGGGTGGTGGCCGAGGCGCATGGACCGGAGCAGCTTTACCGGGACGGGCACAGGGAGTTTCTGACCAAGGAGGAACTGGCCGCGTTCGAGCGCCCGGAGTCCTCGACACCGGCCGGCGAAGGCCTTAATTCTACCAAGGAAGACCAAGGAGCGCGCGATGACGATGCCCGTGCACACCCTGACCGATCCCGACCGGATGTGGGACTGGAAGGCCCATCTGACGTGGCTCCTGGAGAACAAGCCCCAGGAGACGTGGGAGGACTTCCAGACGAATCCGGACGGCCTGAAAGAGGCGATCGACCGGAAGACGTTGCAGTCGTCAAACGTCCTGGCGCGTCTCAAAGCCCGGAATCTCCCGGAGGACGCGATTCGGGAGGCGATGCTGGCGGTGGTCGCGCCGTCGGACGGCCCGGCCTTGAACGCGGAGAATCCGCCCGAACCCCTGCCCCGGCAAAAGGAAAGCCGGATCTGGGCGTGGTGGGAGAACCTGCCGCCCCGAAAGATCACGGTCCTTCCGGACGGAACCTATCGCGAGACCATAACCACCGCATAGCCCCGGACGACGTGCTGGTGCCCGGCGGCAACGCCACCCGGGCCAAAGCCAATCTCTCCGCTGTCCGGCTCCTCAAAGAGCTGGAGGCGCAAAAGCGTCTCCCCACGCCCCAGGAACGCAAGGTCCTGGCCCAATTTTCGGGCTGGGGCTCTCTCGCCGAAGAGGTCTTCAAAGCCGATTTCGAGAATCTCGCCAACCGCTACGGCGGCGAGGTGCCCGCCTCCGAGCGAAACCGCTATCACCAGCCGTTCCTGGAGAAGTACGACGCCTGGCGGCGCAGGTACGGCGAACTCCATCCCAACATCGGCGGCCTCTTCTCCAAAGAGGAATGGGACGCGGCCAAGCGTTCGACGCTCAACGCCCACTACACCGACCGGGACGTCGTCACGGCCATGTGGGACATGGTCCAGCAGTTGGGCTTTACCGGCGGCCAGGTGGTGGAGCCGGCCGCCGGCATCGGCCACTTCTTCGGCCTGATGCCCGAGAACCTGGCCGCCGCCTCCCATCTCAAGGGTGTGGAGCTGGATTCCGTCACCGGCCGGTTGCTGGACAAGCTCTACCCCGCCGCCGACATCCAGGTCACCGGGTTCCAGGATGCCAAGCGCATGGGGAACAACACGGCCGATCTGGTCATCTCCAACGTCCCGTTCGGCGACTTCCCGGTCTACGACAAGGCCCACAAGGACTATTCGGGCTGGAGTATCCACAACTACTTTCTGGCCAGGGCCCTGGACGTGGTGCGGCCCGGCGGCCTGGTCGCGGCCATCACCTCGCACTACACCATGGACACCACCCGGTGGGGCAAGGTCCGGGAGTATCTGGCCGGCAAGGCCGACCTGGTTGGCGCGGTCCGCCTGCCGGGCACGGCCTTTTCCAAGAACGCCGGCACCGACGTCACGACCGACATCCTTGTCCTGCGCAAGAAGGACGGACGGCCTTTCGAGGGCCAGCCCTGGCGGCAGGTTGAGAAGGTGGAAACGCCCGAAGGCCAGGCCGGGGTCAACGAATACTTTGTGGCTCACCCGGAAATGGTGCTCGGCAGACATTCCCTGACCGGCTCCATGCACGGCGGCCTCGAATACACCGTCCTGCCGGACAAGACCCGCCCGATCATCGAGCAGGTGCGGGAGGCCGTGGCGCAGCTGCCCGTGGACATCATGGGCGAAGGGGCGGCCAACCAGCCGAAGCCCTTGCCCCAGGCCCTTGGCGAACGGGCCGACGAAGACATGCGGGAAGGGACCCTTGTCGTCCGGGACGGTAATGTCTTCGCCGTAGAGGACGGACGACTCGCGCGGCCGGAATGGCAGGACGGCAAGCTGGCCGAATCCCGGTCGGCCATCGCCCGCCAGTATGTCGGGGTCAAGGCGGCCGCCCAGGACCTGGTCCGGGCCATGCTGTCCGAGGAATCGACCGATGCGGACGTCGCCGCGAAACAAAAAGAGCTTGGCCGGCTCTATGAGGCCTTCGTCAAGAAGCACGGGCCGTTTCTCGACAACCGGAAGCTGACGTTTCTGCGTGACGACGTCGAATACCCGAACGTCCTGGCCCTGGAAAAGAAGGAAGATGCGGTTGATGGCGAACGGAAGACCATCGTTACCAAGGCCGACATCTTCACCAAGCGGACGATCCGACCCTTTGTCGAGCCCAGGACCGCCGCATCGACCGAGGATGCCGTCAAGATAAGCCTGCTCTACCGGGGCAATGTGGACGCGGCCAAAATCGGCGAGCTGCTCGGCCTGCCCGAGGCCGAAGCCAGGCGGCAGCTCGTGGAGACCGGCGCGGCCTATGAAAACCCGGAGACGGGGCTGCTCGAAACGCCGCAGGAATACCTGTCCGGCAACGTGCGCCAAAAGCTGCAAGTCGCCAGGGACAGCGCGGAAAGCAACCCGGACTACAAACGCAACCTGGACGCCCTGGAGGCGGTGCAGCCGCCCAAGAAGCCCGTCAGCCGCATCGACGCCCGCCTGGGCGCGACCTGGATTCCCGATAACGTGGTGTCCGCCTTCATGGAGCACATGGGCGTGCGGTGGGGCAAGGCGGTCCAGACCCGCACCAGGGCCGGCGAGGACGGCCTTTCTTCCTGGGACGTCAAGGGGTCCCTGACCCAGGAGGCCCAAAACCGCTGGACCGTGGGCGACACGGACCTCCTCGACATCCTCAAGGATTCGCTGAACCTCAAGCTGTCCAAGGCCTACAAGTATCTTCCGGACGGCAAGGGCGGCCGGGAGCGGGTGGTCGACCAGGAAGGGACGCTGCTTGTCCAGGAAAAGCAGAAGGCCCTCCAGGAGGAGTTTCTCAAATTCGCCCGCGAGACGCCCAAGGTCGCCACGGAGTTGGAGAACCTTTACGACGAGCGGTTCGGCGGGCAGATCCCCCGCGAGTACAACATCCCGGACGTGGCCCATTATCCGGGCGCGGTCGATACCATCACCCTGCGCGACCACCAGAAACGCGGGGTCTCGCGCGGGCTCCAGGAAAATACTCTGTTTGCCCACGGCGTCGGGGCCGGCAAGACCTACCTGGTCACGACCCTGGCCATGGAGGCCCGGCGGCTCGGCACGGCCAAAAAGCCCATGATCGTGGTCCAGGGGGCGACCCTGGAACAGTTCGCCAGCGCGTTCAAGCGGCTGTATCCGGCCGCCAACGTCCTGGCCCCCAATGCCGAAGACCGGACCAGGGCCAACCGGCAGCGCCTGCTCTCCCAGATCGCCACGGGCGATTGGGACGCCGTGATCGTGCCCCACTCCTTTTTCAACGGCCTGGCCATTTCCCCGGAGCGGGAAGCGGCCTTTATCGAGGAGGACCTGGACGCCCTGCGCGCGGATCTGCGCGAAGCCCAGGCCGACAAGAGCCAGGAACGGGGCAGGAAGTCGCCACGGGTCAAGCAGATCGAAAAGATGATGCTCAAGCGCGAGGCGCGGCTCAAGGCCCTGCTCGACGCCCGCAAGGATGAGAACGTCTTTTTCGAGGACACGGGCGTGGACATGCTGGTGGTGGATGAGGCCCACGCCTACAAACGCGGCGATTTCGTCACCAAGATGGACAACGTGAAGGGCCTGGACCGGGATTCCTCCCAGCGGTCCATGCAGCTTCTTTTGAAGTCCCGGTACATCGCCGAGAAGACCGGCGGGAAAAACGTCCACCTGGCCACGGGGACACCGGTTTCCAATACCCTGGCCGAACTGTGGACCGCCCTGCGCTACATCCGCCCGGACCTCCTGGAGCGGTTCAACGTCACGCAGTTCGACGACTTCGCCTCGACCTTTTGCGCCACCAAGACCGACATCGAGGAGACGGCCACGGGCGACTACAAGCCCGTGACCCGGTTCAACCGCTACCAGAACCTGGGCGAGCTCATCTCCATGTGGAAGGCCGGCGCGGACATCGTGCTGGCCGAAGACCTGGACTACATCAAGGACATTCCGAAGCTTAAAGGCGGCCGGCCCCAGGAAGTGTCCCTGGAGCGCAACCCGGAACTGACCGGCTACATCCAGCACCTCAAGCAGTGGCGGATGGAGTGGGAGCACCTGTCCGGCAAGGAGAAGCGCGAGCAGTCCCATGTGCCGCTTCTCATTTACAACCTGGCCCAAAAGGCCGCCCTGGACATGCGGCTGGTCAACCCGGAACTGGAAGAGGCCCCGGGCGGCAAGCTCGACGCGGCGGCCGGGGAGATCTTCAAGCGGTATCAGGCCCACCAGGACACCCGGGCGGCCCAGGCGGTTTTCAGCGACATCTACCAGTCGTCGGACAAGTCCTTTAATATCTGGAAGGACCTCAAGGCCAAGCTCGTGGCCAAGGGCATCCCGGCCAAAGAAATCGCCATCATCTACGACTTCAACGAGAAGGCCCGGGAAAAGCTCTTTGAAGCGGTCAATGTCGGCGATGTCCGGGTGGTGATGGGGTCCACGGAAAAGCTCGGCGTGGGCGTCAACATCCAGGAACGCCTGGCCGCCCTGCACCACCTGTCCCCGCCGGTCCGGCCCATGGATTGGGAGCAGCGCAACGGCCGCATCCGCCGCCAGGGCAACATGTTCGACGAGGTGGAGGTCCTGGCCTACGGCGTGAAAAACACGCTCGACTCGGTCAGCTTCAACATCCTCCAGAACAAGCAGAAGTTCATCAACCAGCTCCTTCGCGGCGAGATCGACGGCGACGTGATGGAGAATCCTTTCGACGACGTCCAGCTCTCCTTCGAGGACATGATGGCCGCCTTTTCCGGCAACCCGCTGGCCATGGAGCGGGTGAAGCTGGAAGGCCAGGTGCGCGACCTGGGGCGGCTGCGCCAGGCCTTCCAGGACGAAAAGGCCGGCCGCATCCGCCAGCTCGACCTTTTGCGCGAGAGCCGGATTCCGGACATCGAAAAGAGCCTGGCCGCAGCGGAAAAGGAAGTGGACCGGTTGCGGGATTCCTTCCCGGACCTCAAGGCGGAAACCTTCACGTTAAAAGACGGCACGTTCGAGAAGAAGGATTTCACCAGGAAGCTGACGGATTGGTACGACGGGATCAAGGGCCGCCTGGAAAAGGAGACGGTGGGCAAGACCGTGGCCCACTACGAAGGGGTGCGCAGCGGCGGCAAATTCGGCGGCGCGGTCACCTTCGAGACCGGCGGCCATGAGGTGGAAATCAAGGTGCGCCCCGTACCGTCCAGCCTGGTCGGCGCGGACTCCAACCGGGGCGACGGCCTGGCCAAGGTCACCGAGGCCACCCTGACCGGCTCTTTCACCGTCACGGCCAAAAGCGGGGAAACCCTTTTCGAGCGCAATTTCGGCGCGCCTTCCGGATTTGTCCGCTCCTTCAACAACGGCCTCGAGGAGCTTTCCCGGGAGCCCGAGCGCATCCAGGGCCAGCTTGACCGGGCCCGGGAGTCGGCCACGTCCCTGGAGCGGCTCGTGGAGGAGAAATTCTCCAGAGAAGCGGAATACGAGCAAGCCTCCGAGCGGTTGCGGGAGGTCGAGGAGGAACTGAAAAAGGCCAGGAACGAGGACTTGGCCGCTGCGGCGCAGGCGGCGGAACCAGCCGGGGAAGAAGACGGCGGCCCCGCTGCCCGGTTGTTCCGGGCCGAGGCCAGCGCCGCCAAGGTCGCGCCGATAGCCAGGGCCGTGGCTGAGGAGTTGCGCAAGGGAATCGCGCAGTTCCCGGCGCTTCGCGGCATCGTGGACATTTACCATGCCGAGTCCGACCTGCCGGCGAATCTGCGGCGCGAGGTCGAGGAGGCGGGCGTTTCGGGGCGGTTCTACGGGGCCTATAACCCCGAAACCAAGCGCATCGCGCTTGTAGCCGGGAATATCCCCACGGAAAAGGCCGGGCAAGTCGCGTTCGTTCAAACGTTGCTGCGCCACGAGGGCCGGCACGGCGGGCTCGACCTGGTGCTCGGGGGCCGGGAGGCGCGGCAGGAGTACATGACCCGGGCCGCGCATGCCATGCCGCGCCAGGTTTCCCTGTGGCTGGAACGCCAAGGCCTCGACTCCACGCGCGCGACCCGGGCCGAAGCGGCCGAGGAGATACTCGTTTCCTGGGCCAAGGACGGCACGGTCCACCGGGTGCTGGATCGCCTGCTGGCCAAAATGGCCGAGTGGGTCCGTTCCGTTTTCCCGAGTCTGAAGCTGACCAAGGCCGAGCTGCGCCAGATCCTGGCGTCGGCCGACGACTTCGTGGACGGCAAGGGGCTGAATTTCGTCGCGCCGGTCGGCCAGTCGTTCGCCGCCGCGCCGGCCTTCGCGCGCGAGGAGACGCGGTTTGCCCGGGCCGGCGAACTGGCCGGCGTGCCGGCGGAAAAAGAAGACGTGGCCACCTGGTTCAAAGGCGAGGTCACGGCCCATGTCCGTTCCTTCCTGCCGACCCTGCGCGGGACGCTCAAGGAGACCGCCACTCTCGGCAAAATCCTGCGGTCGCCGGAGTATTGGAAGCATCCGGTCCTTAAGCGGCTCTACGAGATTTTCCGCGACCGCACGGACCAGGCCCATGAGCTGCTGCACGCGGCCTTCGACCTGGGCGATGGCCGCACCATCGCCCTGGCGGCCAAGGAAGTCTTCAAGGAGAAGGGGCAACGGGAAATCCTGAACCGGGGCGTGGACTACGCCGACGTGAACGAGGTCAAGCCCGAGGAAATGGAGACATGGTTCCGGGAGCATGGCGCGACCGAAGCGACCATCGGCCTTTGGCGCTCGATGCGCGACGGCTACGACATGCTCCTCGATGCGCGGCTGAAATCCTACCGCGCGCTCATGGGCAAGGCCCGGGACACCTACGGCCGCAAGATCGTCCGGCGTTTGATCGAAGCCGGCATTCCGGCCAAGGAAGCCAGGACGTTCGATGCGAAGGCCTACCATGCGGACAAGACCCTTTCCGACGAGCTTGCGCCCTACGCTCGGCAGGTGGCCGGAGTGGTGGCCACGGCGCGCAAAGCCGGCATCACCATCCAGGGCCAGCTTGCCGACGTGCGGTTGACTGGCGAGGACGGCGCGTCGTTCTCGCTCAAGGAGCTTATTGAGCGCATGGGGCAGCTTCGCGGCTTCTACGCGCCACGTTTGCGCGAAACCGGTGAGTATGTGGTGCGCGGGCAGCGCACGGGCCCGGACGGCGAACTGGAGCGTTTCCGGGCGCACAAGGAGTGGCGTTCCGGGGCAGAATCGCTACGGGCGAAGATGGAGCGGACCGGCTGGGACATGGAGCCGGTCGGGCGGATCGAGAAATTGCCCGAGGCCACGCAGGGAATCGTCAAAGCCCTGGAACTGGCCAAGACCGTGGAAAGCGCCGTCAACCAAGTGGGCGAGGACGTGGACGCCGGGCTGGTCCAGGAGCTGCTCGAAACCCTGGCCGACGAGGTCAAGGCGCGGGGCTTCAGGGCGCAGTCCATCCGGCGCACCGGCCGCCACGGCGACGTGGTGCAAGGTTATTTCAAGGACGCCCTGGAGCGGTACACCCGGTACGCCGGGGCCACGGCCTACGGCCTGGCCAAGATGGAGGCGGCGGGAAAGGCGGCCAAGGCCCTTTTCGGCCAGGACGGCGCTACGGGTATCGACATCCGCAAGGAACGCGACGTCTACCGGCTGGCCGTGGATTATCTTGCGGAGAACCTACGCAACGCCGAGGCCGGGGACAGGGTCTTCAGCCTGGCCAAGTCGGTGGCCAGCCTCAAATACCTGGGGCTCAATCCCAGGTCTGCCTTGGTCAACCTCTCCTCCATGGCCACCTCCGTGCCGGCGGCGCTTCACGCCTACGCCCTGGAGGGCAAGGGCGGCTGGGCCAGGATCGGCCGGGAGACGGCCCGGGCCATGGCCGACTACCTGGGCGTGATGACCGGCAAGTGGGGCTCGTTTACGGCGGACGAAAAGCGGTTCCTGGAGGGCATCCGCAAAGAATCCCTGGACGATCCGCAATTCGCCCGGGAGGCCCTGTCCACCTACCGCGACACGGCCGGGAAAAGCTGGTCCTGGCTCATGGGCAAAACCCTGGCCCTTTTCGGGGCGACCGAGCAGCTCAACCGGGGTTCGACGCTCCTGGCCGCCTACCGACTGGCCAGGCAAGCCGGCGCGGACCACGAGACGGCCATGGCCCGGGCGCGCGAGACGTCCGACCGGGCGCACGGCGTCTACGACCGGGCGACCCAGCCCGCCTGGACCTGGGGCACGTCGGCTGGGTCCCGGCTTGGCCAGAGTTGGTACGTCTACAAGAAATATGGCCACAACTACCTCCAGCTCGTCCATGAGCTCTTCCAGAAAAAAGACTGGCAGGCGGCTACCTTCGCCCTGGCCGCGCCCATGGCGCTCGGCGGCTTGGGAAGCCAGGTCCTGACGTCCATCGTCAAGGCGTTGTTCGTTGCCGGCGGTTCCGATGATGACCCGGAAAAATGGCTCTATGACTTCATCCGCCGCAACATGGGCGACAAGGGGGAGGAATTGGCCCGGTTCGGCCTGCTGGGGCTCGTGACCGGCACGGACATGTCCGGCTCCATCGGCACCATGATCGACACGCCGGACACCGTAACCGACGTGCTCGGCCCCATGGGCGGCATGGCCCGGGACGTGCTGGCCGGCATCGGCTTTTTCGCGGCCGGCCAGCCGGGCCGGGGCGCGGAAAAAATCCTGCCGACCGGCCTGTCCAAGATCCTGCAAGCCGCGCGCGAATCCTCCCAGGGCGTGTCCACCTCGAAGAACTTCCCTGTCGTGGGGCCGGACGGCAAGCGGCTGATGCCGACGGACGGCGAGTCCGCGGCCAAGGCGCTCGGCTTCCGCCCGGCGCGTGAAGCCACGGCCCGGGCCCGGACCTCGGAGGCCATCGAGGAAGAGAAGCGGTGGTCCGAAAAGCGGGACAATATCTACTCGCGATTCCGGGCGTTCACGCTGGCCGGCGGCAAGGACGCCGACGAGCGGCAGTCCCTGGTCGCGGTCGTGGCCGAGTACAACAAGGGCGTGGCCGATGCGGGCCTCTCCGGCCGGGTGTCCTATATCACCCGCGAGTCGCTCCTGCGCCAGGCCGAACGGTTGGCCCGGCCGACGAAACGCGAGCAGGCGCGGCTTGGCGACAAACCCGGCGTGGCCAAATCCTATGCGTCGGTTTCCGGCGAAGACATCGAGGATTTTTCCCACCCCTATTTCGCCGTGCGCCGGGACTATGCCGAAGCCAAGGAACGCTATGACGCTCTGCGCCAGGCCGGGGACCTGGAGGGAGCGGCGGTCCTGCGCGGCGAAGCCCGGTTGCCGCTCCTGCGCAGGCTGATCGGGCGCGTCTCTTCCGTGCGCGAGGAGATGGGCAAGGTGCGCTCCAGCCGTCTGTCGGACGAGGTGAAGTCGCGCCGGCTGGAAGTGCTTCGGGAACGCGAGCGGCTGGAAATGGACAGGGCCGCGCGCACGGCGTCGGGAATGCAGGCGGCCGGAAGGGAGTGAGCATGTCGAGGAAAAAGCCCTACGTCGGTGACATCGGCACCGACATCATTCTGGATGTGCACGAGGACCTGACCGGCGCGACGGTCGGGATCTCCGTCCGCAAACCGTCAGGGGCCACGGTCGTCTGGCCGGCGGCGGTCTACGAATCCCGGTCCGTACGGCACACGGCGGTGGCCGGGGATTTCAACGAGGCCGGCGTCTACCGCGTGCAGCCCGCCATCTCCCTGGCCGACGGCACGTGGTCGGGCCTGGGGGCGACGGCGGAATTCCGTGTGTACGGCAAACACCAATAAAAGGAGCGTTTCATGGGCGCATTGACTGCTTCCGGGAAAAACACGGTCCTGGACTCCGGCCTCCCCGCCAACCTGTACGCGGCCCTGCATGGCGGCGCGCCGGGCGCGGACGGATCGGGCAACGAGCTTGCCGGCGGCACGCCGGCCTATGCCCGCAAGGCGGTCGCCATGGCCGCCGCGTCGGCCGGGGCTCGGGCGATCGGCGCAGGGGTGACGTTCGATGTGCCGGCGTCATCCACGGTCGCCTTTGTGAGCCTGTGGACGGCGGCGACCGGCGGCACGTGCGTGGCCACTGATGACGTGACCAGCGAATCCTTTACCGGCCAGGGCACCTACAACCTGACCGCCTTTACCGTCTCGCTGGCCGACTAGGGAGGGGACCCCATGCTTGGCCCCTGGGTCGATTACAATACCGCCTGGGTCGATTACGACGCGGCCTGGCAACCGACCGCAGCGGAATCCGCTTCCGGCGAAGCGGCGGCGGCTGGTGTCGCGTCCGCCGTCGCCTCGGGGGCAAAGCATGGCCGGGAGGCCGCGTCCGCGCATGGCGCGGCGCTGGATGCGGGGGCCGGTTCCAAGGGCGCTTTCGGGCAGGCCCAGACCGCGTCCGCAAACCAGGCCCAGGCGGCAGGGAGACGGCACGGTGCCGGGCAAGGGGCCGCCCTGGCCGATGTCGACGCCGTTGCCACGGGGCGCAAACACGTTTCCGGCCAGGCCGCCGCCCAGGTGTCTGCCTCCTGCGCCGCCGGCGGGTCGCGGCTGGTGGCCGGGGCAGCGGCTTCGGCGGCTTCGGCCGCCATCGCCGTCACTGGAACGAAGGCCGGGAGAAGCGCATCGGCTTCCATCGCGCATTCCGGCGCGGCTTCCGAAGGGTACAAGAAAGCGTCCGGCCAAGCCGTGATCGCGCAGCGCGCCCTGGCGTCGGCTGTCGGGGAAGCGCCGATGGCCGGGACCGCCTTTGCGGTGGGCCTGGTTTTCGCCCAGGCCTCGGGCTTCAAGGCGGCGATGGGCGAGGCCTCGGCGGCCGCCGTGACCCTGGCCATGGCCGTAGGCCCGGCCGCGCCGCTTGCCCCCGAGGTGATCCGTTTGTCGTGCCCGGTTGCCCGCATCCTCCGGGATTGCTGCCCCCTGGAGCGCACCATCAGTGCGGCCTGTCCCATCGCCCGGGATATCCGCCTGTCAACGCCGGTCGCGGAAACCAAGCCGTGGGGCTAGTTCCGAAGGACGGCAAAGAGGACCTCCATGTCACTCTCCGATCGTATCGAGTACCGCACCTACAAGATCACCCTGGTCGAGCCGATATTGGGCTCGCTCCCGTCCCAGCGCCAGGTTTACCAGGACCTGGTGGCGGCCAAGGCTCCGGAGCCGGATGTCGAAGGCGTGGAAGAGATGGCCATGATCCCGGCGCTTCCAGAGGGTGCGGATGAGCGGACCACGGTCTTTCTGCGCAACAACGACGGGTGGTGTTCCCTCCTGGACTACCAGTTCCTCGGCTTCCTCAAGGAGGCGGGCAACACCCTCAAGGACATCGTGCGCTACGAGACCACGGGCAAACGGGCCAGGTCGACCAAGGAAGGCATCGCGGCGCTTCGGAACAAGCTGACCCGCTACGTGTTCTGCGGGCCGCGCATCATCCCCTTGCAGCAGGAGCCGAACGGGATCTTCAGGCGACCGCTCAGGCGGATCACGAAAGACGGTCCCATGAGCTGCATCGCCACGTCGGAAATCATCAACGCCGGCATTTCGTTCAATGTCTGGATCGGCCTTCTGCCGCATGGCGAGGTTAAGTGGAGCGTGGTCGAGCAGATCCTGGAATATGGTCAGATTAAAGGGCTTGGTCAATTTCGGGGTGGAGGCTTCGGTCGGTTCGCGTTCGACCTGGTCTCCCATAGTGCAACGTAAAAGCTACGTCCGGTATCGTTGCGTGCCGCGACGCGCGGCTTGTTTCGATCAAGCCCTTCAATCTGGCCGTAGGATGGACGCATGGATTTGTTCGAGTGCAAGGGGCTGCGAGCCCGCATCAGCCCGGCCCAATGCCGGGCGAACCGGACGCGGCCGGTGTCGTCCTCGCTGGCCAATCTGCCCACGCGGCCGCCGGCCTGCCGGTCCTGCATCCAGTGGAAGGAGATCGATCCGCCTCCTCCCAAGGTGGAAGACCCGGCTGAGCAGGCCCTGGCCGAGACACTGGCCACCTTGTGGGGCGACATCGATGAAGGGCGTCTCGGGGTCAAATACATCCTGAATGCCTACAATCGACGGGTGTTCCCGGAACTGCGGAAACGCCGATCGTTGAACATGGCCGATTGGCTCCAGATGCTCGGCTTTCGGGTTCTGGACGGGGAAAGCTTCCGGGGGGTGCATGGCCGCCGTTGCCTGCTAGTGGATGTGGCGGTCGAAGCGTTCGTGAAGGGGCGGGGCTTAGCCGTGCTGCAAGCCAAGGAAGTGGCGGCGGTGGACCAACTGCTGGATGTAGTCGGTCTCAAGGAGGACGCGTCCGATCCGGAGGATGATGGCGAAGAAGCGGATGGCCAGGATGAAGAGGAGCCGGTGGGCATGCCGGGCGAGTGGATTTCCACGCCGGTTTTCACCCCTCCGAGACAGGCAGAAAACGGCGCGCCTTGCGTCCGATGCCGCTATTTCAGGCCGTTGCCGACCTTTGATGATGGTGTTGAAGGCATGCGTCTGTGCTGGTCCAGGAAGCCGGCCTGGAATTTCACCTGTTTCGAGCTCCGCAGGGAGGTTGCGCATGAAAGTCGTTCTGAGTCGGGATCTGCGCTTGGTGGCCACCCATAACGATGACCAGGATGTCGTTGACAAGTACCCTGGTTGCCACGTGATCCGCGTGACCTCGGGGGTGCCGCTGGACTTCAATGTGCCGCTGGACGTCTCCTTGGAGGAGCTCCGGACGGCCGCCTGCGAAGCCATCGACGCCAGGGCCGAAACGCGACGGCTGGCGGTCCTGACGCCCGGCTCCGGCCAGATGGCGGCCTACCAAGCCAAGGAGGTTCAGGCCGCCGCTCTTCTCCAGGACCCGGACCCGACCGAGGCCGAGTACCCGGACGTCTTCAACGAAATCGGCATCACGGCGGACACGGCGCACGAGGTGGCCATGGCCGTGCTGGCCGCCGCCGAGCGGTGGCGGCAGTATGGACGGGGAATCGAGAAGGCGCGGCTGGGCGGGAAGAAGGCCGTGGCCGAGGCCGGCGACTCGGCCGGAGTCCTGGACGCCCGGGATGGCGTGGCTTGGCCGGAGGCGTAATGCTAACGTCAAAAGTCGCCTACCGGCCGGCCAGGCGGGGGCTGACCGATCCCCTGGCCGTGTTGCAGTCCAAGGGCGCGCGCGTGTCCCTGGTTGACGGGAAGGTTCAATTGCTTTTCGACAACCATGTGGGCCGGGATATCAGAAAACGGTGCTACGAGTATGCCGCCCATTTCGATGCGTTGCTCAAGCTGCAACTCGACGTGCCCCCTGGCGAAAATCCGCGCACGATCCAGCAGCTGGTGGGCGTCGGCCGGGTCCGGTGGACGGGCCAGCGGTTCGAGATCCCATGACGTTGCCGCGTGGCCTGCCTTTGCCGGCGGACTGGTCGATGCTCCCCAGGGAGCGGCAACTCCGACTCTGGCTGCGGGGCCAGGGGCTCACGTTATCCAGTCTGGCCGAGAGGATGGGCGTGCACAAGTCAGCGTTGGGAAAGTGGCTGGTAAGCTGCTCGGAACCGTTGCCGGAAAAAAGAAAGGCGGAATTACTCGCCTTGGGGCTTCCCGAAGGGTGCGTGCCGTAACGACTAGTGCAGATTTTGAACCCTTCATTTCCCCTGGTCGTTGTTAACATGCTGTTTTAAAAGTAAATTTTTTTGAAAGCATTTCCTCTGAGCCACAGCTTTGCCCTCTTGGCAGTTTGTTCTCGACCGTTTAAGGAGGGAGCCAGGGTTTTTCGGGAGGATCGGCAACTTTTCACATCCGGGGTTGCCGACGTTTTGGAATCGGAATTCTATATAGGGTAAATGACTGTAGTTGCTATGTATAATTACTGCGCCATATATTCATAGGTCTTATTGATAGATGTTTTAGAATGCTTCCGGCGTCAAGAGGTATTTCCTGTCTGCAATAAAACGAGGGTGGCCTATATGGATGCACAGGACAAGGAATTAGAGATATACAAGCAAAGATGTGAGGGATTTCGTTCTCTCAATGAGATCATGTGGCGTATTCCCGTGATGGTTATGACCATAACGGGTGGTCTTTGGTTTGCGATAGCCAAATTTGAGATGACTTCGTATTCGAGGTCCGCTCTTTTGTTGTTTGGGATTATATTGAATGCTGTTTTCATAATTGTTTTGTTTAGAATTCGAGTGGTTATGAATAAATTGTTAAAATTAACCAACGAATTTGAGGGCATCCCTCATAAAAAAGGGTTCTTCGTTGTTTGGTGCTTTTCTTTCGGTATGCTTGCGATGATTATTGCGTGTGCTGTGGCAATGGTCTCCTTGGATAAAGTTTTTGAAAAAACAGAAAGGAGTGTTCAACCTACTGCAATCATGTATAACAATTGTTGTGTCTTCTCTGGGCAGGATTGTCTTGTTTGTAAAAAATAG